CGTAGTCTTGCCAATTCTTGTACATGCTTATCTAGTTTGACCTCGTGTGTCTTTTGTATTTCTGCTCTGCGTGCAAGGACAGCTTCTACTACTTTTGGAAACCTTTTTCCATTTAATAATTCTGATGCAGTTGTATTTGCTCTGTCTTCTGCATATCCAGCTTGTCTTGCGCATTCTGTCGGTGTCAATCGCCCTTCGTTCTCTGTGTATATTTGCACAAAGATACGTTGTTTATCTGTCAATCCATCATTTTTGATTGGATATCTTTTTGCCATATTTGTGGCACCACTTGTGGCACCACTAATTCTTTTATCTACCATGCTAAACCCCGCAGTATAGTTGAGTTTTTACTCATTTTATTTTCCAAAAAACAAAAAAGTGCCTTGCGTTGTCTAGAGTAGTGACACACTAGTGCCACAACATAAGTCATTGATTTATATACCATAATCGTCAATTGTGTCACTGTGGCACCTCTTTTGATCCCGGTAGGAAAAAAATAATTTAAACACAGTAAATATATCACTATACATGACACATTACAAAATATAAATTGACCGATTTCTGCCATTTCCTTTTCCTATCCAACCACGTAGTACCAATTGATGTACAAATCCATGCACGTGTGACTTAGATTTAGATCCAATAAGTTGTTTTAACTCTTCATAAGATGGAGCAGTGCCATTTTGGGATATGAAGTCTTTTATGACATCATATACCTTTTTTTGTTTTGGTGTTAATCCTTGTCTATCTTTTTTCTTCAAGGCCTTTGGCATCTGGGTTACTCCAATAATCTTTTCTTACTTCGTTTAACATTTCTGCTTCTCCCCACTCATCAATTGCCTCTTTTGTTATAGATGCTTCTAAAGTTTTTTGTATTTCTTTTTCTTCTTCTGTAAGCTCTATTCTGTGTGGTCCTTTCTTGCGTACATATGTGTGTACTCTAGACCAGGTAATAGTGTATTTAGAAGCTTTTGGTCTTGTATATCCCCTCGTAGGATCTAGTGATGGAAAACTTGGATCTGGATTTGTGTCAAAATTATCTTGTATATATTGTAATACCTGTTCGTCATTTTCAAATTGTTTAACAACTTTCTCTATTATCTTTTTATCTAACCATAAATTAATTTCGTATGTCTGCATGCATTCCTTGTAAATACTCTATTTTTGTTACCCAACCTTTTGGTATGGCAATAGCACCACCACCATGATTATCGTCTTTGTCTGTACACCAGGATCGCATTATAACTATTTTTTCGTCATTGTTAACTACCATCCAACCAGTTTCTTGGCATTTAGCTAATGGTGCTTCTATAATATCTTTTATAGGTAGCCAACCAGTCTCCATATCACGTGCGTCCATCCACGTAATAGTAACGCGTGGTATACTATTTATATTCATTAATGAAATTTATTCCATTTATCTGCAACATCAGAGTATTTGTTTTGCACTTCTTGTTCTGCATCAGTATCTATGTAATTTTTATTTGATCTAGCTCTTTCTCTTTCCTCAAAACCATCTAAAAATTTATGCATTATTTCTAACAACATCATTGTAGAAAAAACGCAGCCATGTACTTTTACAACACTAATTTTATCTAATGTAACATCAACACTATCGCCTCTGTCCTCACATTCGTGTAATATTTTGTTTATCTGCCTTGCAGCATCTATCATTTCTTTCATTATATTTCTCCTTATATTGGTGAGTTACCTATGCTGTATAAGCATACTAAACCCGTAGCTATAGATAACCAAATTGCATAGTATAAATACCTCATTAAAAACCTGGGTACTCGGGGCACGTATCACCATCAAATGTCTGGTAATAACATACAGCGTCATTTGCGAATGTCATCTTCTCTTCATCACCATCAAACATCGCACTATAAAACGCGTCTTCTGCACGCTTTAACTCTTCTCTAGTATTAACTTCTTTTATTACAGGTTCCATATTATCTCCATTTCATGTTAAAAGTCATAACTGTCACAAATATCGCAATAATAAACACAAAGTGTGATACCACTGTAATCCCAAACAAATACCAGGATGAGAAGTATAACGAGAATGCTATACACCACATCCAAGCAAGAAGCTGTAATACAAGATGACGTACATTTTGATCTGGTATATGACGTAAGGGATTACGTTTGTGATTCATAATGCCATGCCAACTGTTATGTATAAATTCTATCATAAACCTAAAACAAAACTATAAACATGAAAAGCCACATAAAACGCTAATGCAATTTTAAGTGGTATAAGTAAAACCATCAATAATTCCCACATCATAACCTCACTGCCATATATTCATAATCAAAATCTGCATGTTTCTTTTGTACCAATGTAACCAGGTTACCATCATATGAACTATATACATATCTTTTCAATGCGCTAACACGTCGCTCATCTAATGTAGGTGACAATCTAGATAAATGTGGTGCCATAATAAATCCACGGTAATACGTAATCCTATCACCACGTGTAGATTGATTAACCCAGTCTTGATATTTCTTTATACTCAACATAATATTTTTAGTGAGTAGGGGGATTCTTTGACTACCCCCAACCTTTTCCCGACAAGTCAACACCTTTAAATGTTAACTAGTACTTCAGTACCACCCTAGGACCCTTCAGTCATTCGACCATATCTTTCCTCTAGTGTGCCTTACTACCTTGTTACAGTTGTTCAGCCATACTCCGTCAATGTTGCAACATCGACATTTAACTAATTATACCACATCAATGTGAACAAAACAAGTACTTTATTTCGCAGAAAACTAGGCTTTTTTTAAAGTCAAGTAAAATAATTTGCTTGACACCATTACAAACCATTACACATTTTTTTCTTGCACATTATTAACACATAATGTACACATAAAGTTCTCAACTTCATTTCATCTCGGTGGACCCCAGGCACATTCGTTGCAGGGGGTCCCCAATTAAGGAAACATGTTAAAGTACTGGAAAAAATTTTTAAAATGGTTACAATACGAACCAAACAAACATTACATGAGAGGACATGGCATTTCTAGTAGCAAACCTACCACCAATAAAAGTTTTTATAAAAAAAGAATACTTATATGATCATCAAAAAGGTCATGGAGAATTTGTAGAAGGTGTTTGGATTACTACTAAGTCAATCCAAGGTAGAGCGCTCTACTTTGAAACGTATCTGCCGGAATATGGTGCTCTTTATGATAAGCTCCCTATTAGTGCTTTTGTTAGTTCCCCTGATGTTAAAGATAATCTTTCACTAGAAGAATTAGAACTGTGGGATGCATTTAGTTACAATCTTACAGTGGTAGAAAAACAATCACTTGCTGGTGTGCGTTGTAAATATCTTGCGCCGTCAAAAAAATGGTATTATGGTGAATATTTATTTACGATTGACAACTGCCATTCGGACCACAATACTTTAAATACGTCTTACGCAGAGGTACCAGAGGAGCATAAATCGTTTAATATACTAGAATTAGATAATGGACACTACGCTGCCCAACCTAATAATAGAATTATATATTACGACAAATCACTCACACCATCTGAAACAAAACAACCAGATTTTAAAGTATCAACAGAATATTATTCTGTAGAAAATAAAACTAAATGGACAGCTGGCGACGATACAAATTATTTTTACGGATTAAAGGAGCAAAAATGATAAAAGTTTGGTTACTATTTTTAATGATATCAAATCCTGGGTTACCTTCTGTTAAAACACAATCTTTTTTGTACGCAGATGAAGATAGCTGCATGACAGCACTAACAGATTACTTAAACATTTACGAGTCTAAACCATTGGAATATAAGAATAATATGGTAACCATGGGATATTGTTTACCCTTCGAAGCTTTTCCTATACAAGGTTTAAATACTTTATGAAAACTTTCTTAACTTTAATGGTAATCACTATGATAGTTGTATGCCTGGCCCCTCGGTCCATGGCGGCTGACACAAACACAACTGTGTCATCAACAGTGGTAACAGACAAAGCGCCACCAACTGCAAACGCACCTAGTGTCGTTGTAAATAATTCTGATGTTTGTAAGACTGGAACGTCGGCTGGGGTTCAAACCCAGATACTTGGAATTGCGTCGGCTATTACGATCACAGATGAAAATTGTGAACGTATAAAATTATCACGTTCTTTGTATTCCATGGGTATGAAAGTTGCTGCAGTGTCTACACTGTGTGCTGACCCACGTGTCTGGGACGCAATGTATATGGCAGGCACAGTTTGCCCGTATATGGGTTCTATTGGTGATGAAGCAAGACAAAAGTGGGAAGAAAACCCTGACATGATACCTGATGGATCAGAAGTATTTAAGAAAGTAGAAATGGTTAAATTAGAACAAAACAAAAAACCTGGACTAAGTGATGGGCAAAAATTATTCAAATTTATTGTTGCTGGCATGGCTATGCATTCTGGCATCGTGGCCTTCTTCCCTTAGAGCTGAATGCCCTGTTACTGCAACAGGAGTATGTACGCCAGGTGTAGAAGAAACGATAGTAGAAGACATAGTAGAAACCACAGAACACGGTGCTGATGGTTACACAATAATAACAGAAACCACAACTACAACAACAACGACAACTGTAACTACAG